AATAGCTTTAGTGTGACCTTAAAGGCTGGCGATACTATCTATGTCAAATACGAAATTACAGGTAATGGAACAGATTCAATTTTATGGACTGCTGGTCATAAATGGGAACCAGGTTCAACCGCCACTCCATACATGCCCTCAGCTAGCGAAGTAACAACTGCTGACTGGCCGAAGTATGTAGGAACTTATGTTGATACGAATCCAACTTCTAGTGCGGAACCCAGTAAGTATGATTGGGACGAAATGAAGTATCGAGTTTATTTAGATGGTATACCCGTAGGCGGAAGTAAACTTCTGTCATTTGATTTAGAAAATCTAAAGGCAGACACAACATACAACGTCCAGGTTAATCAAATTAATGGCAATGATGAAAGCGATAAGTCAGAAAGTGTTGCTTTTAAAACAACACTAACCAAATAATAGAAATAGGAGAAATTAAATGGCTGATATAACAAAAATTATTCGTGGTATGCAAAATGGTGCTGAAACGATTGATAATAACTTTAGTAAAATGAATACTGAATTAGAAAAAACAGTAAAAAATGTCGGTGATGAAACAATTTCAGGAAAGAAAAAATTCTCTGGTGACGTTAGTGTAGATGGTGATTTCACGATGAAAAAATTTGCGGATTCCTATGTCGCCATTTTTTCAAGTAAGTCAACACCTTTTGAAATTACAGCTCCGTGGGATTGCACGGCAGAAGTAGAATATTTTTTCCACGCTTGGGGATATAGCGGAGGGGAGTGGGAAATCGGAATTTCTGCTCCGTCAAGTTTAACAAAGATTTATGAAGCCACAGGATATACTAATGGTCACGATAGTCAAGGAATTGCAATGCCAACCAAAGCTGCTTTTTCTGGTCTAAAATCTGGTCAGAAGTACACTTTTGATAAACGAGATGTTAGCGGAAAACCTGGTGGCGGAAAGCTTCCAACAATGATTGTAAAACTTTATCGGAATTAGAAAGTAGGGGGTATGGATGCATTAGTACATGAAGGGTGGCAATTTTTTAAACTTGTTATTGATAATTGGGCCGCTCTTCTTATAATTTCTGGTATTTTTGGTTGGATGTATCGAAGAATGACCAAGAAACAGGAGGAGCAATTAAAAATACTTTTAGTAGTAATTAAACGTGTTGAGCTTGGAGAAGCAATCAACCACGATTATGGCTTACAAATTGTCAGTGGTATTTTTGATGAATATACAGCGTTAGGGGGCAATCATTATGCTCACGAAATTTATGAAAGATACAAGGAAGGAAAAGAAAATGATTTCAAATGACAAAGTTTATAACATTATTAAATGGGCTGTCTTAACAGCCTTACCAGCACTCAGTGTTTTTATCGGTGTAATTGGTAAAGCCTATGGTTGGGGTGGAACTGATTTAGCTATTATCACTTTGAATGCATTCACGGTATTCTTGGGAACATTAGCTGGAGTAAGTGCTGTTAAATATAACAATCAGCCAAATGATTCGGAGGAAAATAAATGAAAAAGTTAATTAAAAAAGCTGCCATTGGAATGGTAGCTTTCTTTGTTGTTGCAGCAAGTGGTCCAGTATTTGCGGCAGTGGGTGACCAAGGGGTGGACTGGTCAAAATATAATGGCGATTACGGTAATTTCGGTTATGACCATGATAAGTTTGCGATTGCTCAAATTGGCGGAACTTATGGCGGTTCATTCGTGGACCAAGCAACTTATTCAACACAAGTTGCATCTGCCATTGCTCAAGGTAAACGAGCGCACACTTACATTTGGTATCAAGTAGGAGGTTCGCAAGAAGTAGCAAAAGCAGCACTTGACCGCTATTTGCCAAAAATTCAAACGCCTAAGAATTCCATTGTAGCTTTGGACTATGAAAGTGGAGCGAGTGGAGATAAGCAAGCGAATACTGACGCTATTCTTTACGGAATGCGTCGAGTAAAAGCGGCTGGATATACTCCAATGTATTATTCTTACAAGCCGTATACTTTGGCAAATGTCAATTATAAGCAAATCATCAAAGAGTTTCCTAACTCACTATGGATTGCGGCATATCCAAATTATGAAGTAACACCAGTTCCAAACTATAGCTTTTTCCCAAGTATGGACGGAATATCAGTATTTCAGTTCACATCAACTTATGTTGCTGGCGGACTTGACGGGAATGTTGACTTAACTGGAATCACTGACAAAGGTTATGAGAACGGAAACGCAACTAAACCTGATACTGACACACCAGCCACTGATGATGGTAAAGATGCCAACGAAGTGACGCCAGGTGAAATCCAAGAAGGAATGACTGTCACAATCAAGTTTAGTGCCACGAATTACTCAACAGGACAAGCAATCCCTAAATGGGTTAAGGAAAACTCATACAAAGTCCTTCAAAAATCTGGCAATAAAGTCTTGCTTGATAATATCATGAGCTGGGTTGCAGCAAGTGACGTTCAAGCGTTGGATACAGGCGAAGGCAACTCAACTGGGAATACTCAAACTCACATCGTCCAATCTGGAGATACTTTGAGCGGCATTGCTTCAAACTGGGGAACAAACTGGCAAGAATTAGCACGTCAGAATAGTTTATCTAATCCAAACATGATTTACTCTGGTCAGGTTATTCGCTTCACAGGCGGTCAATCTGGGGCTACAGCACGGACTTATACCGTACGTTCTGGAGATAATCTCTCATCAATTGCCAGCCGATTAGGGACAACTGTTCAAAGCTTAGTTTCAATGAACGGCATCTCAAATCCTAATTTGATTTATGCTGGTCAAACTTTAAATTATTAAAATTAACCCTGACTTCGGTCAGGGCTTTTTTTGTTTCTTTAGAGCTTATTTTTGACAAAGTATAGCGATCGCGCTATAATTAGTTTTAAAGGAGAATGGTGA